TACCTTGCGGTAGATGCCTTCTTCTTGACCTTTGACGATCTTGTGGATAGAGACATACTTCTCGATAGCCACACCCATACAGTCATCAATAGATGTGCCATTAGGGTCAAACAAGAAGTTACGGGGGTTAACAGGAACAATCTTGACTGCAATGCGGTCTTGTTCTACCACTCCGATAGCCGCTTGTCCCATTTGACCAGGAATAGCCTGAGTAGCGGGAACAAAGACTTTCTCTGTTTTGACAACAATCTCACCGATACCCGTACCATAAATCTCAGCCAACAACTCAATCTGGTCAATAGACTTGCGAATCTTGTCTACTTTGAAGTCTTCCATGAGTTGTGCTTTGATGGCAGCAACATCGAGGGGACTACCATTGACATCACGAATATCGTCTTGAATGTCAAAGAACTCACCCTGACCGAAGATGGCTTCCATGATCTCGGCATGGCGTGTCTCTACGGCTTGTTGGGTAGCGGGTGTAACGATACGGCTACGCTCGGAGTCACGGGTTTTGTCTTGGACATCCCACTCACCATTGAAGATGCGCTCGTACTCTAGCCAATCATCAAGACAGTTAACATCTCTCCAATCCCTCCAACGATCACAATGGTTAACAACAAAGTTAACTATTTCCTTGTCGGAATCGGTTGGTTCTTGATATTCCATCTTATACCCCACTAATAATATCTACTGGTTGCCAATCCTCGGAGTCATCTTCTTCCATATACGAAGTGACAGCAAGTTGGTCAATGTAACTAAGGGAGTCAGGCAAGTCATCGTGAACCCCTTGTGCAGGGAACAGGATTAACTGGTCTACGAACTCATCCCAATCTTCTTCCGAATTTAACACAATTCTGCCATGCTCGAACCTACCTTGTAAAGCCCAGATGATTCTGTCTGCTTTTTTTCTATTCCCATGGGTCAAATCTATGATGTGGGCATAGGTGTTGTTCTTTCTCATTAAGTCGCTCAGATAGGGCAAAACAGCGTTCTTTAACGCCCCCCTCTCTATCCCCACACTAAGGGGTCGGTAGTCCCTAATGGCTATCAGAATCTTGGAGGCAGTCTCTCGGATGTCCCAGCGTCCATGTTCAATCTTCTCAACAAACCACTTCCCATCCTCTGTCACCTTCACGATTGAGATAGCAGACTCGTCCAGACGTTTCTTAGAATTGGCTGCTTGTTTGGCAACTTCCTCGAATCCTGCAAGGTCAACAGCGATGTAATAGCTTCCATGTTCAGGCTTTACCCCGTATTTGATCCACTCTTCCTTGAAGATGTCAGAACCCGCATTGGTAAAACTCGCCATGTATTCTTGCTTAAAAGCAAATGTAGATAGGGTCTTCTTAGCACTTTCTATTTCTTTTGAGTCGATTAAGGGGTTATCGGCAGTCGTGAAGTGCCAACTCTTCCAATCAGGATCATCCTCTGACTCGCCTAGTTTGAAGGTGTCATAGAACCAATTGCGTCCTTTAGGAGTTCCGATGAACAAGGCTCTCCCCCGTTTATCAGACAAACTGGCACGAATGACCTGCTCCCACGCTTCAGGCTTGATGTCGGCAACCTCGTCCAGAACGGCATAGGTCAGAGAGACTCCACGAAGGGTATCGGGTCTATCCGCACCCCTAACGTATATCCTAGCCCCGTTTATCAGGGTAATGTCTAGGTTGTTCACATGGGAGGACTGAATAACCTCTCTGCCAAGGTCTAGCAGTAAGTCCCAGATAATCTGCCTCGACTGTCCCATAGTCGGTGAAACATAAAGAACCGCAGAGCCTTGTGGACACTTGAGTCCTTCTATCAGTAGGGTAACTGCCGCCATCCTACTCTTCCCACATCTACGCCCAGCAGCCACAACCTTGAATCTCGTGGAATCTTTGAATACCTCTTGTTGCCAAGGAAGGAGACTAAAGTTCAGATCAGCCATACTTTGCCTCTACATCTTCAGGTTGTTCAGTAGAGTCGATTATGGTCGGTTCTTGTCCCAAACCAGTGATATTGATGGTCACGGCACTTCTCTGGCTCTTATCCTTTTCAAACAAAGAAACAGGGAGAGTCCTATCAAGACACATCTTTAAAGCTACCAATTGATGGGGATGGTCATCATTAAGGGCTATCTCTATCACCTTCTGAGCCACATCCTTACCTCCACTCCTAATCATCAACTCCTTTAGCTCCTTGAGCCTCTGGTGGTCTGTCTTGGGCAGTACTAAGGGTGGGTTGTCAGCAAACCTCTGTATGGTCATCTTGACACTTCCCTTTGGTCTTCCTCTTCCTCTTTTCAATTGTTCCATTGGTTCTCCTTGGAGTTGAATTTAGCTTTTTCAGAATGGGGGGTGTACCACAAATATCTACCAACCCAACCTACCCCCTCCCCCCCCATACATCACCTAGGGTTTACCCTCATGTCTTTTTATACAGTACTGTCCAGGCATACAGTGGTCTAAATGCGAATGATTCTTATTTAAAGGTTATGCGTTTCTTGCATAAAGTGTAAGAGTAGGCGATGCACCATTTTCCATGTACCTAATCTAAACGAGAACTATTCGCGTTTACTCTCTCTTACTGATTCCCTTATGTCTTCCCTTACTGGTTTATCTAAGTTGGGGTTGTCTGTTGTTGCGCGCCCTATTTGTAAGGAATTCAATTCCATGCCTGATCTATATCCCTCATTGTGGGCATATTGATATAGGTCTAATACGTTCTCGAAGCCTTTGGACAAGTCACCATTTCCAGCCGCTAACAGTATCATTCTCTGAGGGTCTGACAATCTTCTGAGAAAATTCCTTGTCTGAGGGCTTGAGGGTCTACCCGCCATTTCCATCCCCTAATTAAATAAATTAAAATAATTGTACTTTATTAGGGTTTGTCCTAATAGTTTTTTCTTTTTTTGCTGTTACTCTAATGATACCGACCTAGCGGTTCTAGGGTTCAATAGGCGTAAATGACATGAAAAACTTATCTCTCTCTTATTTCACTGATCCAGGTCACGGCTGGGTATCCGTCAAAATTGACACATTGAAAAATCTAGGCATAGCCGACCAGATCAGCCACTATTCTTATATGCGAGGTAATAGCGCCTACCTCGAAGAGGATTGCGATCTAGGCACACTGTATCGGGTTTGCGATGCTAACGGGATCAATTTAACCCTCAAGGCTAAGCATACAAACCGCCGTAGCCCTATCCGTTCATATTCACAATACAAAGCTGGGGTTTAAAAATGAAATTTTTAGTTATCGAAAAGCAAAACCGCTTAGCCGTTCACGCTATTTGCGACACATTAGAACGTGCTCAAAACTGGATCGATCGCAATGCACCTGAATACGTTCGCAAGGGCTATTTCATGGATAAAACCTTAACCGCTGACAGCTTCACAATTAAGGTGGCATGATGAAAAACACTTTTTTAGACTATCTGGCTGCAATTGCAATTGGCCTTTTGCTATGCGTAGGGGCTTTGCATTATTTTGACGTTTTGGTCAAATAACTAGGGTTTTCACCCATTTACTAGGGGTTTTGCGCCCCTAGAATTTTAATTTTTAACTGTCAATAGGTGTTACATGATCAAAATATCTCAAACCTCAAAATTAAATGCCCGCTCATGGTCATTGCAAGCTTTAGACACTTGCCCTGGTTCATGGGCTGCGCCTGGTGAATTAGTAGATGCTTGCAAGGGCTGTTATGCCACTACGGGAAATTACAATTACCCTAATGTGAAAGCCCCAAGATTGTCTAATCGGGAAGACTGGCAGCGTTTAGACTGGGTTTCCGATATGGTTACCGAACTAGATCAAGACCGATATTTCCGCTGGTTTGATTCGGGAGACGTTTACACCCTTGGATTAGCCGAAAAAATCCTTGAAGTGATGATCCGTACACCTTGGGTCAATCATTGGTTACCCTCAAGAATGCACAAATTCCCAAAATTTGCCCATGTTTTTGCTCAAATGGAAGCTTTGCCAAACGTGAAGGTTCGTTTTTCCAGTGATTCTATTCAAGGGGAATATATTGAAGGGCTGCATGGATCGGTTATTGGCCCTGATGCCGCCACATTTCAAGCCCGCGAAGGGGTTCAATTGTGCGAAGCATACAAACACGGCGGTAATTGTAACGGATGCCGTGCATGTTGGTCTAAAGACGTGCCGTTGATTGCATACCCAGCACATGGCCAAAAAATGGCCCGTGTAATCAAGTTAAAGCAAATTTAAGGGGTTAAAAATGTCACAAATTGAAGCGCTCACACAATGCCTAATTTTGGCCCTTACCGCTCCCAATGATAAAAAAGCAGATCAGGCCAGCGAATTAGCGGAAAAAATAGCCTTCGGGTTATCGGTTGATCAGGTTGAAGCTTGCAAATTTGAAGCTTTAGAATTTGTGGGGCTTGAATGATTTACGCTTGCATTGCCCTAGTTTTGCGAATACTTAGCGGGAAACGCTAAACTCACAAGCCCTCTACGGAGGGTTTTTTCTTGTCTGGCATAGTTGGTATGGGCAAGCCCTTAAAAACGTCTAGAAAGGGCTTTTAGACCCTTTAGTGGGCATTCCCTCGCACAATCCTCGGATCGTTTCATTCAATGCGTCAATTTCGTCCATCTTATTGATAGCCCAAGCCCTTTTTTGACCATGCCATCCCATTACTGGATTTCTGTGGCAATCAACGCAGAGGGCTATACAGGTATATTGCAAGCCCTGTTTGTAATGATGGGCTTCGCTTGGGGGGTGTGCCTGGCAAACTGAGCACGGGAGGTTTTTCACCCTTGCTAGGTGTAGTCTCTCTTTTGCGCTTAGCTTGTTGTTCACTGGGTGGCCTTCATTTCCATGCGGGCACTATATTGCTCGGTTCTCCAGACCTCAATTCTTGCTTGTGCTGCGGTCATCATCCATCGATAATTTTCCTCGATCTCTACGGCTTCCCTGATGCCTTCTAGGATGCCTACATAATCGGCATGGGCATAGGCATAGGTCTCTTGTTTGCCAAGAACCTCAGTTCCTGCTTGAGCCATGAGTTGTGCCTTGCGTGACTTTAAAAACCCCTCAAGGTAGATTCGAGTGGCTTTAGCCTTGCTGTAAGGTTCTGCTGTGTCAATCAGATATTGAATGGCCTTAGTTGGTTCGTTCACGTTATCTCCCGTTCATAGTGTCGGTAGGTTGGGGCTAGTTCATTTCTACCGCACCGCCTACCATGCTCGTTAGCCTCTTGCAAAGCCTGAAAAGCCCATTTGCAGTTAGTGCATACCCAGTACGGAGGGTTGCCTGGTGCATCTTTCTTTTGTTCAATCATAGGTAACGACCCTTTGTCGGATAATTTTGGCGCAATCTTGAATAGTTGTTCTCTCTACTTGGGCAAATTCTGGTTGATCGGGCCACTCTAGGGTCATGTTTTCGACCAGTTTTGCATCTTCCTCTCTCTGTTGTTTGGCAACTAAGATAGCAAAGCGTTCTAAGTATTCGGTTAACTCGTGATCTTCCTGACTTGATGGGCTATAAACTTCATCGTCTTTGACATAAAACCTAGCCTTTTGTGCCATTTTGTGAACTTCGTCTTTAGTCATATTATTTCCACCACTAGGTTGCCGTTTGATCTGATGTAGTCTTTGGTCTTTTGGATGTACTTTTCAAAATCCGACCTTGAAATGCTTGATTGTTGCAAATCGGCATATTCGATTAAATCCCTTACCGCTTGGATTCCCTCACCCGATAGACCCATTTTTCTTGTGTTTTGATAGCGTTCGGATGCTTGATGGAGGGCTTCTTGTGCTTTTTGGCAAACAGGCATGACCTCATCTTTTCCAATGTTGTGCCTAGCCATCGTTTCGGATAGGTTTAGAACGTCAACAAGGGTTCTCCAATCGTGGATTGTCCCTTGTCCCTTGGTCATGGCTTCTAGGGCTGAATATTCCATCATTCTGAGCTTGTCTAGCTTGTC